GTTCTAATGCTCTCTTCTTTGTGTAAAGAGCTTGAACTGATATCATCTACAACCTCCTCATAGGTTATCCAGCATTTATCCTTAGCAAAGGATCTCATGCTGTCTTTTAGTAATATACCTTTTTTTCCTATTTTGTCAAGGATAGCTAGTTCTATACTTTCTGCACTATCTTCTGCTTCAATGTTAAAATTAGCCATGTGACCGTAAGCTCTAATTTTTACTTGAAACAATTTTGTCATAATTCATTCTTTCTATCAGATTAATGGGGTGAGATATACTCACCCCATTAAATAAAAAATGCTTAAATATTAAGCAGATCCTTGAGATCCGAAGATACCTCTAGGGTCAGACCAGCCGAAGCTGTATCTTTCTCTAGCTTTGTATCTAACGTTACCAGTATCAAAATCACCTTCCATAGCAGTTTTGATAGGTGCTCTTACGAACATCTTCATACCGTTTGGAACGTCAGTTTTGATAAAGAATGCATCAGTATCAGTTAAGAAATTGTTAACCACGTAACCTTGTGGAACCATTCCCATTGATTTGATCGCATTGATATCGTTATCAGCAGTTTGTGTTCTTCCAGCTGATTTCATTAATCTTTCCGCAGTGAATTGTAATTCTTTTGGAATGATTAATTTAACACCTTGAGCTGCAATTTTTAAACCACGCTCATCTGTGAACGAGTTGATATCAATCAACGATTGTTCAAGAGAAGTTTCGTTTAAGTCAGCTTGTGTAGCCAATGTATTACTGAATGAACCAGCAATAGTTGGGTGAGATAAGTTTATTAAAGAAACTCCATCACCACCTACATAAGATGTACTGAAACCGTTGTTTAGAACGTTAGCTGCAGTTACTTGTTTAGTGTTTGCCATAGATCTTGCTAAAGCTTTTGTATATCTAGACGCAAGTCTGTCATACAAATTGTCCTCAATCGCTTCTTCAGTGATTGCGAAAGCAAGTGCTACGGTATTATGAGTGTATCTAGCTGTGAAAGTTTCTTGCGCATTGTCAAATACAACTGCAGATCCTTCCGGCTTGATTTCCGCGTTAGCGAAACCTGATAACATTACTTCCTCTTCGAAAGCTCTGTCTGAAGTTTCAGTATCGAAAATTTCAAGATGCTGATTCTCGTATCTCTTATATTCCAGGCCGAATAGTGCATTCAATCCTGGTTCTAGTTCTTTGACTAGCTGTCCTCTTGATATAGCCATATTCTTATACTCCTGTAAATTGTTTATAGAAATGATTATTAATAATAGCAGTTACTACTACGTTTGTAGCGTAAGTTGTATCATTTAATAATTCATTATTGAAGCCTTTTGCAACTCCAATGACACGAATTTGAGTAGTATCGTTCGCATTCAATTGCGATGTATTTAAAGTAACTTTAGATACATAGTTAGCTGAAGATCCAGCTGTATAATGTATATTTCCGTTTAAGAAAATACTTGCAATTGGTAGAGTCGAACTAGCTTGTATTTCGTATCTCTCGTAAGGGTCGTCACTAACATAACCGACAATGTCAGTAGCAGTATTTGCTGCCGCTAAATTGTTCGCCCATGTTGGTTTCTTAGTTGAAGCATTCGTAAAGAAAACTCCGTTAAGTGAACCTAATAATTGAGAAGCACTTGTAGCTACCGTAATGTATCCAGTTCCCGCTGCTGTTACTGGGTCATTTTGATAGATAGCTGAAGAGCTAGCTGCAATTCCGTATTCACTTAAACCTTGAGCATCTCTATTCTGTCCAACTTTGCCGATCGGTAATAAACCGAAGGCTGCGTTTGGGTTAGCCATAGTTTTTTTCCTTGTTTAAGTTTTTATTTACTTTGTTGATATTACAAAAAAATTATTTTTTGTTCGTACCACCAAAAGTTACACGAGTCTGCCTCTCACTATTGATTGGCATACTTGGGTGCTGATCCTTATAAAGGTCGTTATTTACTGCATCTTCTCGATCCTTAGTTTGTTTTGCAAAATAAGCATCTCTAGCTGCTGCAACCTCTACAGGTATCCTTGCCAGCGCAAGGCCACCATGCCCGATTACTCCCGCGTATTTTCCTTCGCCTATCGTTGAATAAGTTTCACCAGGGTATTCATCGGATCTAACCAATTCCCATCCTGATCTTAATTTACTTGAAACGTTTTTAGTGTCATCCTGACCTAAAATTTCAAGTCTTATCCATCGGTGTTTAAAACCGTCCTTAGGGCGCGGTGCATCTAAACTTGATGGTGGAGTCCAAGTTGTAGGTCTCTTTTCAGTAGTCCTAGTTTGGCTCGCACGTGGGGTCTTCATTTTTTCGTTTTCCATATGCCTATACCTCCTTCGTGATATTTAATTGTTTCGCATATTCTTCTAATGGCACTCCTAATTTTTTAGCGATAGCAACTTGAGAAGGTGTGAGTCTCACAGTTTTGCGACCAGGTTTTACACTTCGCTTCGCTGAAGCTACTACTTGTGTCGGTCTAGTCGTTTCCGTTGTTGCAATCTTATCAAATTTATGGGGAAACTCAAGTCTTATTCTTTTATCAATTTCCACATAATATTCGTCACTTGCTGGGTCATAACCTTCATCATCTACAAGCTTTTTATGTATGTCAAAAGCCGTATAAGTCATAGCTGAATCAGAGCCAAACCACTTGTTTTTAGATCCCCAAGACTCTGCTTTTGGATCTGGTCTAACTTCTTGTTCAACTGACCTATTAAGATTAATGTTAGGTTGTGTTTGTTGTTTTGGAGCAGATTCTAGCGCTGATTTAGCTTCCATCAATCTAGCTTCCTCGTAACCAAGTCTAGCTATATCTCTTTGAGCATCTACTTCAGCATTCATATCTTGATTGATTCTTGCTTCCGAAAGTTTAGCTTTTGCAGCTTGTAACCCTGAAGCAATCCTCGCCTCTCGATCCTTAACACTCGCTCCTTCCAGTACAGAATATCTTTTAAGAGTTGCCTCTTTTTCGATTTTAATTACTTCTGCATATTTTAGAGCTTCATCTTTTTGACGTTCTGCTTCTCTCCACTTTTTAGTAAGTTTAGCAATACGTCTTTGTACATCTTTACTGTAATCTTCTAATTCGTCTTTCTGTGGTTTGTTCTCGCCGCTCGTTTCTTGTGGCGAGGTGCTAGCGGCTTGTGACTCGGTTGCCACTTTTGCATCACTAGGCTTCTCAGCTTTTGGAGCTGCTTCTTGTTCAACAGTTTCAATTACCTCTGATTCAGGATTAGATGTATCTTCTAACTCAACATCAACCTCTGGTCCAGATGTATCTATGTCAACTGTCTTTGCGTTCTTATCTTCTGGCATAGTTTTCTCCTATGGTTAAATATAGTGAAGTACAGATTCAGGATCAGGAATTGTTCCTAACACTTCATCATCGTTTAATATACGAACTTCACCGCCCTCTATTGGTAATCTCGAGCCCGCGTAGCGAGCGAAGATAACCCAATCTCCTTTTTTACACCATGGTCCTGTTGGATATTTTTCTTTATCAAAATATGCAAGAGGTCCAATTTTTAAAACATAACCACAATTAGTAGCTATCCTTAAACGGTCTAATGATTCTTGTGCAATAATTAATCCACCAGATGTTTTTTCTTTTGGTGTGAATGGTAATACTAAAATTCTCCAACCACTTGGTGTTGGTAACTCATCAACTACAGCTTTTATATTTTCTGGATTTAATGGTTCTTTAGTAGGTTCAGCTGTCTTAGCTTCTTCTTTATATTTTTCTTCAAGACCTAGGTTTATCTTTGGTATTTCCTTTTCCGAGGTCGATAACGTTTCCTTTTTCATCGTTTTGCTCCTTCTTATTTAGCAGGTTAGAGATTTCCTGAATTACTGTTTGGTAGGCATTTGCCTGTCCTTGCATATACTTGTATTTCTCCATACTGTCAACTGTTCCAGATATCATAGCGTCACCGATGTTTTGGTAAGAATCTCTGATAAATTTTTGAAGTTTACTTATAAATGTTACAGCGTCCATATCTTTCCTTTTTTGTTATATTAACAGTTCCACTTACGTAGAGACTTATTAATTCTTGAGTTTGGATCTCTTGCAGTTTTTGCAGAGGTCAATCTTTTCTTCATGCCAGACATTCTAGCACAAAAAGACTTTCTTCTATTAGCAGATTTTGAACCCTTTTTCAACTTACTGGGTTTAGTTGTTACTGCCATTGATAATTTAGATCCAGGATTAGCAGCTCTATAAGATGCAATACCTTTTCTATTTAAACCACCTTCTGGATTTTTACCTTCTTTACGTTGCCATGCTGGAGTTGATCCTCCTTTTGCAAACATTGCTCTACCTTGTCCTCTTAATGCAATATCACCCATTATATCATTCCTTTATAATATTTTGAATAAGATGGATTATTTAATGTTACTCCATCATAAACAGAATTTATTGCTGGTCCTATGTATCCACCATCTGCAGCTTTTTTTCTTTTTGCAAATGTTGCAACATTAGTTGGTTTTGGTCCAGTATTTCCTGCTGCTCTTTTTCTAGCAACTGCTGAACGTCTTTGACCTTCTGACATTGATCTAGCTTTAGCTAATGGTACACATTTTGGATAACCTTTTCTCTTTTCTCCTTTTGATCTTCCACAAGGAGCATACGATCCGTCTTTTCTTTTAGATCCAATATCCACCCATTTTTCAGAAACCCATTTTCTTAAACTCATATTAATATTTTTTGGTAACTTTTCTTCTGTTTTCCATTACATCGCCACAACCTTTGGCAATTCCACCTTGTTCATAGTTGGATCTTTCTTTTCTTTTTTGTGATTTATTTTTACCACCTGGAGTTACTTTACCAGAACATACCGCGCTCGCGTACATGTTCGCGTACGCGCTCGGGTACACTTTAAATTTTCTTTTAGCTGCTGCTTTTCCTCTTGGGCAAAGTTTAGCCATTATTTTTTCTTCTTAGACATTCCAGCTTCTGAAAGTGCAATTGCAATTGCTTGTTTTCTAGATTTTACAACTGGTCCTTTTTTACCTGAATGTAATTTTCCTTTTCCAAACTCTTTCATAACTTTACCAACTTTAGCTTGGCCACCTTTTTTCATTTCTTTAGGTTTTTTGTCTTTGTTTCCTATAATAATAAGAATACCTTTTTTGGCTTCGCCACCTTTTTTAAAAACACCTCTACCTTTTAAAACGTCAGCTCTAGTAACTTTACCATCACCTGTTAAATCAGGAAATGCTTTACCACCTTTTGCTAAACCAACTCTAACAATTCCTCTTCCTCTTAAAGATATATCGCCCATTATCTTTTTCCCTTCATCATTTTGCCTTTTTTCTTTACTGGCATTTTTTTAGTTAACATATCTGCTTTTTTCATTTTACCAGATTTAGTTTCAACATATCCTTTATCTTCCATGGCATATTCTCTAGCTTCTTCAGCTTTAGATTCCATACCTTCATGTTGTTCAGACATATCGGCATAACCACCTTTTGCTAAACCTACTCTAGCAATACCATTTCCTCTTGTTTGTATTCCTAATCCAGCCATTATCTTTTACCTTTTGACATTGCTCTGCCTTTTTTATCTTTAGACATTTTAGCAGTTAACATATCAGCTTTTTTAGCAGATCCACCTTTTTTAAAAGTAGCTTTCTTACCTTTAACAGCAGCTCCACCAACTTTAAAATCTGGTCTTGGTCTTATTTTATAATCGTTTCTCATTTTTTATCCTATCCGTTTTCTTGTTCTTTGTTTGCCGGTTTATTTGCCATAGTGCGCGCCACCGATTCTGCGCTCCTGCCCACAACATAACCTCCAAGACCAATTTGTAAAAGGGTCCATACGTCTCCTGGAAGAGTTATAGTTATAGAAGCTTTAAAAAAAAATAATATAACTGGTCCTAATACATAATTCCATATTAATATAAAAATTAATACATACATTAATAATGGTCTCCAACTTGCTGAAAACCAACCAGCTTTTGCTTCAGCTTCAACTATTTTAGCTGCCGCTTGTAATTCTGCTGTATTAGATTGTAATAATTGAGTTTGTAATTGTGCTTTTAATTTTTCTTGAAGATCTTTATCAGGAACTGATTTTTCAATTGTGTTAAATAAGATTTTTGCGAGAGGTGCTACAGCTCCTAACATTTGAATCATGATTTAATACCAC